TGAAACGCACCCAAAGATAGTAGAACTTCAAAAAGAACTTCAAAAAGAAGGAGTTGACCCACGCACCGTAAATTTTTTATATTACGCAAAAATTAGAAAAGAAAGTGATACCACATCATCACCAACAAGTGGTCAATGGGTTCCACCACATAGTTATAATGATTTAGATTTACCAGTAAAAAATGAACGAGTTCAATTAATAAAAATACAAGGTAGAGAATGTTATAAACGTATTGCATCATTTAATTTAAATTTACCAAACTTTGACCCAAATGCAATATTGGTAAACAATCCAGTCACTCACAAAGATGATTCTGACCAATCAACAAAATATAAAGAAGTATCTTCCACAGGTACCCCAACCTCTGATAAAGCAAGTTCAGAAGAACAACGACCAAAAAATGAGTTCATAAAACCAGAACAAATAAATCCACTAAAAGCATTTGAGGGTGATAAATTAATACAATCAAGATTTGGTCAATCAATACGATTTAGTGGTTACTACAATGAGACAGAAGAGTTTTCACCAACTATAATAATTAGAAATAGACAGGCAACTCCAGCGGATTTAAATGAAAAAACCCCAACACTAGAAGATTTTAAAGAAGATTGTTCTATAATTGCATTATCAAGTAATGAACAGAAATTACCTTATTCAAAAGATTTTCTAAATGCACAAGTAAGTGCTTTTGGTGGAGGATATACCGAGGGTGGTGAGTTCGAAGAAAATACATATCCTGCAGAACTTGTGGGTGGTAACATTTTAATTAAAAGTTCAAGAATAACACTTGCATCACAAGAGGGAGAAATGATATTTTTATCTAAAGGAAATTATGGATTTATTTCTGATGGCTTATTTACTATTGATAATTTTAATCCTAATGCTGAAGAATCTGATAAGGGTTTAGGTGGTGCACTTTTAAATTTTGGTGGAGATGTGATTGTAAAGAGTAATGGAGATGATATAAAATTATTAGGAGATGAGGGTGGTTTGATTTATCTTAATACACTAAATCAAGAAGAACCAATCGTTAAAGGAAATACATTAAAGGATTTATTAACAGAATTAATTGATTTAATTAATAATCAAATTTTTTCTACTCCAGCAGGTCCAACCGCATTAGGACCAAATAATAGAACAGATTTTCAAAATTTAAGTGATAGGTTAGAAACATTCTTATCTGAAAAAAACTATACAGAATAACCAATGTCGTTCCAAGTATTCAAAACAAATATGAGTTTATGGATGCAAACACCAGATAAACTAGCTACTGGTAATGCAGAATCATATCAAGATTTCGCGGATAAATTAACCGCAGAATATGATATTGCCGTAAAAAGTGGTTACCAAACAATTAATTTGGTTAGGGTAAGTAAAGGTAATACCGAATTAATGAAATCATTAATAACTATTGCGTGTTTAACTGCATTAAATAAACAAGAGGGTAAACATAACTTTATAGATGAAATTGGAAAAGCCGTATTAGGTTATTGGACAGGGTGTCAACTAACATCAGGTATACCACCACTACTTCCTGCATTTGGAGCAATAAGAAATATATCAACAATATACGCGTTTTGTAGTTCACCTGGTACTTGGACACCAACTGGTTTAAACGAACCAACTGATGATAGTGATATATTTTTAGATAATCTTATAAGTGCTATGTTAATACATTTAACAAGTTTAAATTTTATTTATTTTACATTATCAATATATCCAGGTCCTGTAACACCACCTGCACCTGGTTTTTTATTTTCACAAGGTTATACAATTTCACCTTCAACCAAATCACCTGTGAATTTAATACAAATAGTTGAGGAAATAATAAACACACAAGTTACCGATACATCAGATACCTTAACTGAAAAAGAAATTACATTATATAAACAAGAAAAGGAAAGTGCACAAACTATTATTAATGATGATGCACAACCAGAACAAGCAAAACAAGTTGCAGAAGAATTTACTAAAAGAGTAACACAATTAATATCAACAAAAGCACATGATTCTACTCCTGTTTTTTATTCCGAAGAAGAACTTAAACAAATTGATGCACTACAACCAGATGAGTTTAAATGTGAAAGTGGAAGAAGGGTTGTAGAAATTGCAAGAGGTGATATTGGAATATGTGAATATAAAAACAGAAACTATGGTGGGTTTGGGCCAGGAGAACAAAGAAATGCCTCTGGTAGAATTGATGAAATGGTAAACACGACTGGATTGGATAATGAAGGAAATGTACAAAGAACAGGTAAAGGATATTTTTGGTGTGCAGGAGCAACAAGTCAATGGTGGAAAGATGCGGGATTATCATTACCTACTTATAATTCAACAGGTGGTCCTGCCTTATGTAATCGTTGGTTAGAGTGGGGTAGAGAAAACGGTTATTTTTCTTCAATACCAAAAGAGGGTGCTGCTATTTTATATAGAGGTGGACGAAAGCCAGGAGCTGTTCACATTGGTATTGTAGAAAGTATTATTCCAGGTATTGGTGTTGGAACCATAGAAGGAAACACAAGTGGTGGTGCAGCTTTTGCTGATAATGGGGGTGGATGTTATCGAAAAGTAGCCAAATGGAGTAAAGGAAATATTATAGGTTTTGTAAATCCACCCGATTGCGTATAACCATAAAATTAATACTAATATATTTATATTCAGACAAACACAATTTAAAATGAACAACAAACAATTAATAAAAGTAATAAAGACTCTTGTTGAGGTAGAAACTGCCAAACAACAAGAACGTTTTTTATCGAAAACTTTTCCAAAGATATTGGCAGAGGAAGTAAATAAAAGATTAGCAGAGATGAAGGGAGGTGTAGTCAGCGTTCCCTCTCCGCAAGTAGTTGTAGAGAATGTGATAGACCCATTTGAACAAGCAGAACTTGCACTTGAGGAACAAAGACAAGCACCAACAAAAAAACTTTCAAACAATCCAATATTGAATGAGGTTTTAAATAATACAAAACCCTTTTCAAAGGCACAGAGAAGTTCAACACCAGGTGGAGGTAAATCAGTATTAGATAATCTACCACAACAACAACCAATTCAAGAGAGTATGGATAAAACTGTTGAGTTTACTTCTCAAGGAGCTGGAGCTGGAGTTGGAGGATTGAGAACTCAGATGGCTCATAAAATGGGATATGGTGAGGTTACAACAAGACAAAATAAAACAGGTCTTGGAGTACAAACAGGATTACCTGGTCTTGATAAAATATTAAATAGAGATAATTCTGAACTTGTAAAAAAGTTTAAAACTAGATAGGGAGTAAACAATGGCTTATATTCTTGATAAAAAAGTAGTAACCGATACTGAGGAGTTTTCAAATCAGGCATATGGTATCACCTTACCAGTACAACGAGGTAATACTGGTTATTTTTCTCAAGCGTTTAGTTCATTCGAGCAGGCAAAAAGTAATTTAAGAAATTTACTTTTAACAAGAAAGGGAGAAAGAATATTTCAACCAAATTTTGGTTCTGGTATTCATGAGTTATTATTTGAACAATCAACTAATGACCTTGAATCAAGATTACAAGAAAATATAACAGATAGTGTAAACTTTTGGTTACCATATATAAACATAGATACCATAGATGTAAATATGACTGATGAAATGAAAGATAGATATACTGCAGAAATGAAAGTACAATTTACAGTTGGTAATGTATATGAACCACAAGAAATAACATTTTTAGTTGAGGGATAATAAAACATGGCATTAAATAGTATAAATAGAAATCCAAATAGTGGTAGAGATATTAAGTATCTTAATAAAGATTTTTCTCAATTTAGACAAAATCTAATTGAGTACGCAAAAACTTATTTCCCAACAACCTATTCAGATTTTAATGAAGCATCACCTGGAATGATGTTTATAGAAATGGCATCATATCTTGGAGATGTACTTTCATATTATACAGATGATACTTTAAAAGAATCGTTAATAACAACAGCAGAAGATAGAGAGAACATAATTGCACTGGCCGAGTACTTGGGTTATAAACCAAAAGTAACCTCTCCAGCGATTGTTAAATTGAGTGTATATCAAACAGTTCCAGTCATTGGTGCAGGTACAACCGAAGTTAGACCCGATGATAGATATTATTTAAGAATACCAGAAGGAATGACAGTAACTGCCACAACTCAAGGACAACAATTTAGAAGTACTGAAATGGTAGATTTTGCATCTGAGGATGATAGAGAAGTTTCAATTTATAGAACGGATGATGATGGAGAACCAACTCTTTATTTAATTAAAAAATATGTAAATGCAATATCAGGTCAATTGGTAAGTGTAACTCATAATTTTGGTTCATCTCCTTCTCAATTTTCTAAAATACCTTTAGTTGAAAATAATATAATAGATATTGTAGATGTAAGAGATTCCAATGGAAATAAATGGTATCATGTTCCTTACCTAGCACAAGAAATGGTTTTTTCTGACTACGCAACAAGTGATACAACAGATAAAGAGTTAGCACAATTTAAAGAATCGGTACCAAGTATTTTAAAAACTTTAAAAACAACGAGAAGATTTACAACAAAAGTAAATGCAGATAATACAACAACTCTTGTATTTGGTGCAGGAAACTCAACTTCATCAGATGAGCAATTAATTCCAAACTTTAAAAATGTTGGTTTAGGATTAAAATCTTCAATTGATAATTTAGGTGCATCTTTTGACCCATCAAATTTTTTAAAAACAACATCATACGGACAGGCACCAACTGGTGAATTTACAATTGATTATATTATAGGTGGTGGAGTTGGTTCTAATGTTGGTGTTGGAGAATTGGTACAACTAGATAGAATAACTTTTCAAGATGATAGAGAAACCTTTACAACAGATGCAGAAAGACGTTTACTACAACAATGTAAAAATTCAGTAGCATGTGATAACGAGGAAGCTGGTACAGGTGGTAAGGGTGCAGATACATCCGATGAAATTAAACAAAACGCATTAGCTAATTTTGGTTCACAAAATAGAGCAGTAACAAGAAAAGATTACCAAGTAAGAGCACTTTCATTACCTGCAAAGTATGGTGGAATTGCTAAAGCATATTGTGCACCAGATGGTGAACTTGATAACAACTCACCTTCTTCTATTCTTACAGATAAAAATTCTTTAGAAGAATTTGTAGGATTGGTAGAACAATTAAAAGATTCAGATTCATCTCAGCAAGAAATTAAAAATAGAGTTGTAAAATATCTTGGTAGTAAAAAGAAAAACATAACTGAAAAAAATAACCCATTTGCAATTAACTTATATGTTTTAGGATATAATTCAGATAAAAATCTTTCAACATTAAATCAAGCTATTAAAGAAAATTTAAAAACATATATAAGTGAATATAGAATGTTAACAGATGGTATTAATATTTTAAATGGATTTATTATTAACATTGGTGTTGAATTTGAAATAAAAGTTTACAATGGGTATAATAAAAGACAAGTACTTACAAGAACTCAGATAGAAATACAAAATTATTTCAATATTGATAAATGGGCATTTAATATGCCAATTAATATTTCTGAGGTAGAGTTATTAATAGCAGGTGTAGAGGGAGTTCAATCTGTACCAAAGTGTGAAATCGTTAACAAATGTTTAGGAAACTATTCACAAAATTCATATAACATAATAGATGCAACTAAAGGTAAGATAGTTTATCCATCTTTAGACCCATCGATATTTGAAGTTAAGTTTCCAAATAAAGATATAAGAGGGAGAGTAGTATAATGTATTATTTTGTAACAGCATCCAAAGATTCAACAATTTATCTTCAACAACCAGGTCAAAATACTGGTAGAGATGAGATATTGGAAATATCTAAAATTTATTATGGTAATCTTAAAGATATTGCTCGTTCTTTAATTAAATTTGATACAGCACCACTATCTGAATCTATTGCAAGTGGAGAAATAACAATGAGTTCTGCAGAAATGCTT